ATGTTGGGTTGCGTTTCAATGAAGCCAAGAGTGCTAACCCATTCGCATATTACACAGCCGCTATCACAAATAGTTTCTGCCGTGTATTGAATACTGAAAAGCGTAATCAAAATATTCGTGACGATATTTTAGAGATGAATGGATTGAACCCAAGTTTCACTCGTCAGATGGCTGGAACAAAGTTCAACCAGTATGAAGAATAACCAAAAAAGTTGAATAGAATCAATAACTTACATATAATAACTAGATGTCCAACTTATTCAAGAAGGCAGCAGTATTTACTGACATACATTTTGGTCTGAAGAGTAACAGTCTTGAGCATAATCAGGACTGTTCAGATTTCGTTGACTGGTTTATACAGACTGCAAAACAAGAAGGCTGTGAGACTTGCTTTTTCTTAGGTGATTATAATCATCATCGCGCAAGCATCAATATTCACACTATGCAATATGGGTTACGTGCCCTCGAAAAACTAAATGACGCATTTGATACTGTATACTTTATTCCAGGTAATCACGATCTTTATTATCGTGATCGTAGAGATATTCATAGTGTTGAGTGGGCAAAGCATTTATCTAATGTACATATTGTCAATGATTGGTTTAGTGACGGAGATGTTGTTGTCGCGCCGTGGTTAGTAGGAGATGACTATAAGAAGCTATCAAAGATGAGTGGCAAGTATTTGTTCAGCCATCTTGAACTACCACACTTCTACATGAACGCAATGGTAGAAATGCCAGATCATGGAGAAATAAATGACAGTCATGTGACAGGCTTTGAAAAAGTATTCAGTGGTCACTTTCATAAAAGACAAGCACGTAAAAATATCTGGTACATGGGCAATGCATTCCCACATAACTATGCTGACGCGGGTGATGATGCACGTGGTATGATGATATTAGAATGGGGTTGTGATCCAGTATTCAAATCATGGCCACAACAACCTGTATTTCGTGTTTACAAACTAAGTGATGTATTAGAAAATCCACAAGGGTTGCTATTGTCTCGGGCAAGTGTTCGTGTGCATCTTGATATTGATATCAGTTATGAAGAGGCGAACTATATCAAAGAAACATTAGTACCAAAACATGAACTGCGTGAGATGGCATTGATACCTATGAAGCTTGATCAGCACACTATCGATCTTGCGCCAGGTGAGTTGAAATTTGAAAGTGTTGATAAGATAATACTAGATCAAATCAGTAACATTGAAAGTCAATTTTACGATCAAAAACTATTATTAGAAATTTATAAAAATCTATGATACTACTTAAAAATATAACCTTACGAAACTTTTTGTCTATCGGTGCAGTCACGCAGGCTGTTAACTTTGATAGTAAAGAGCTTACACTTATCTTAGGTGAAAACCTCGATCTCGGCGGCGACGGTGCACGTAACGGTACTGGTAAAACAACTCTTATTCAAGGTTTAAGCTATGTTTTATTTGGTACTCCAATTAATCAAATTCGTAAAGATAACTTAATTAATCGTACCAATGCTAAAGGCATGATGGTTACATTAGAATTTAGTTGTAACGGTATCGACTATAAGATCGAACGCGGTCGTAAACCCAATGTATTAAAGTTTTACGTCAATAATCAAGAAGAAGAATGCGTCAACGATGCTCAGGGTGAAAATAAAGAAACTCAAGAGCATATCGAACGTGCTATTGGTATGACCCCAGATATGTTCAAACATATCGTAGCATTGAATACTTATAGCGAACCATTTTTGGCTATGAAAGCCAATGATCAACGTAATATCATAGAACAATTGCTTGGTATCACATTACTTAGCGAAAAGGCTGACCTAATTAAAGAACAGATTAAAAATACAAAAGATAAAATAACTGAAGAAGAATATAAAGTAAAAGCAATCGAAGAAGCAAACAAGCGCATACAAGAACAAATCGAAAATCTAAAGCGTAGAGCAAAGTTATGGGATACTAAGCACGACGAAGATTTGAAAAAACTAACAGAAGATTTGGAAGAACTTCAGAAATTAGATATTGAAGTTGAGCTTCAAGGTCATAAAGATTTGGCTACATACAATCAGCGTAAGAAAGATCATGCTGATATTGACAAGGCCATCGCAAGAGAAGAGGCTGATGTAGAACGTGAAGAGAAAGCACTTAAAAAGGCTAAGAAAGAATTAGCCACGATTGAAGAACATAAGTGCCATACTTGCGGTCAAGAAATACATGACGATCAACATAAAAAATTACAAAAAGAAAAAGAAAAGTTTGTAAAAGAAACTGAGCAAAATATTGAAACGCTCAATATTAGTTTGGCAACCTACCATAAAGCAAAAGAAGAATTGGGGCCTATTGGTAAGCAACCTAAATTATATTATGATACGGAACAAGAAGCATTTCAACATCGTAGTGCAGTTGATAGTTTAGTAAAAAACATAGATGAAAAACAGAAAGATTTAAATCCATACACTGATCAAATAACTGAGATGGAAAATCAGGCATTACAAGTCGTTGACTTTAATAGTATTAACACATACAATAGAGTGCTTGAACATCAAAAGTTTTTACTTGACTTATTAACGAGCAAGGACAGTTTTGTACGCAAGAAAATTATTGATCAAAACCTCAGTTATCTCAATGCAAGGCTCACACACTACCTTGATAGGATCGGATTACCTCATCAAGTAATATTTTTAAACGATCTATCTGTTGAGATAACTGAGTATGGACGTGAGTTAGATTTCGATAATCTAAGCCGCGGCGAACGCAATCGTTTAATATTAGGCTTATCATTTGCTTTCCGTGATGTATGGGAAAGTTTATATAGCCCAATCAATACATTATTCATTGACGAATTGATTGACAGCGGTATGGATAGTATCGGTGTTGAAAATAGCATGGCTATATTGAAAGATATGTCACGTAATAGGAATAAATCTGTATGGCTTGTATCACATCGTGAAGAACTAGCAGGACGTGTACCAAGCGTATTACGTGTAGTGAAAGAAAATGGATTTACAACGTATAATACTACACACGATTTCGTATAAATTTTAGCACATCATAAATTTAAGATAAAATACAACATGCCTAATCCACAAAAACAAAAAGGTTCAAGTTTTGAACGAGAAGTCGCAGTATTTTTAAGTAAAATATATGAAGAGAGTTTTATACGTGCGCCAGGCAGCGGAGCATATATAGGTGGAAAAAATCAGACGCGCACACAAATACTGCATGAAGGACAAATTCGTAGTTTTAAGGGAGATATAGTTCCAGGACAAAGTTTCCCTAAATTTAATGCAGAATGTAAGAGTTATGCAGACTTTCCATTTCATTTGGTATTAGCAGGGGACTGCAAAATACTTGATAGTTGGTTAGAACAAATGATGGATGTCAGTGAAGAAGGTGACTTAAACATTCTTTTCATGAAGTTTAATAGAAAAGGAAAATTCGTTGTAGTTCAATCAAACAAAACATGGGTAACTGACCAATTTCTATATTATACATCAGCTAAACAGGGCGACTGGATAATAATAGAATTTGATCATTTCTTTAAATTAAATAAAGACTTATTAAAATTATATTCAGGCACAACAGACACCTCGTCTAGCACAAAACAAAAAACTTCAATCTCAAATCTTACAACAACACAATTGATTTAAAATTTGTTTGGTCGAGGATCCTCGACCCTCCTTGAGCAAGTCTAGTACACTAGTAACCTGCGGATCTGGAGTATGGACACATTTTTGTGTCGATTACCGAGAGGGCAATCGATTAGGTTTGCGAACCCTCAATGAGCTTATAACTAGTTTGTCTTGAAGTTATAAGACATGCGTTGCATGAGTGAATAACTCAAACTACACGCCATTAACTTTATAGTGCAACCGGTAGCGTTATACAGCATTACGAGCTAGTATAACGGGCATAGACAACATGGGTGATGGGCAGGCAAGTCCAACCTTTGGTAGTGCTGTGATAGCACTACCATGGCTTCAAAGCGGCAAGTAATCTTAATCCATATAATAGAAAGAAATACTGAGTGAGCGAAGCGAACGAAGTAGTTGTCCGAAGGACAACTCTAAAAGAACGGCAATTGAGTTTTCTTAGTAGTTTCCAAATTACTTTCTATCAATTCATTAAGCATTTGTCTTTCTTTAGAAGACATGTTTAATACATCCTGATAGGTGCCACCACCGCGCATATACCAAGCCATAGTCATGGCTGATTTTCTTATTTCATCGCAGTCTTTTTCGTACTGTTCAATAAGCTTCACTACTTCTTCAGGACGAAGAGCAAGAAGCTTTAGGCGAAAAAATCAGTTACGTTAAGAGTAAATGGTTGCTTGTATTGGTGATTGCAACTGGTGCAAACAATATCAAATGGTTTTAATTCACTTGATGATCTTAACTTAGCATTATGATCACGAATACTGTTGAATGTAGTCTTGTCACAATTAGTTAAAAAATCTAAAATATAATCTTTTTGATCTACCACTGTGTTAGGAGTTCTGATAAAGACTATAGTTTTGGCAAGTATTCTAATTGTTAAGTTAGTGATATCTTGCAGTGCTTGTTGTGTAAGTTTAGCCTTATTGTCCTCATCTTGCTCAACCTCGACTGCTGCTAATATTTTTTGTGCCTCAAACATACCCATATTAGCTTCGTTCATTTCTTTAAACACTAATGGTCTAAATTTAAACGCTAAATCACCTATTACAAGTTCCGTATCATAATCTCCGGCTTTGATATTGCTTAGTAGGCCTATCAAATCTAATCCGTAATTAGCTGGATTACTACAGCTAGGGCAAGTACTTTCAACTTCCATGCTGTTTGCGCCTGCTGCTGCTCTTATTGCAACTAAAGTAGCGTCAAGGTCTGTGCTACTTACACTCCATGGATCTTTCATGTCCGGTACACAGCTTTTAATCAATTCATAGATTGCAGTACCATTAAACAACGCATCTGGGGTTTTGGCTGTTATTTCATCAATAGCAGTCATTGGATAAACAGGAAGTTCACCCGTCTCTGGCATAGTCAATGATCCGGGAGGGTAACCTTTGCCACCACTAGGCAACTTTAAGTAAATTGCTGGTCTACGAAAATATTGTTTTAATGGGTTGTTAATATCTGACATAAAATTCCTCAGTTTGGTAATTTTCCGAATACTAAATAATAGTACTAGGATATTTATCAACCATAAAAAGGCGCATAAAATAACATGGATGAAGAACTGAATAACGAAAATATTGCTGCCCTTAACCAAAGTTTAAGTGATCTACAAACTTTAATGAGGCAACAAACTGGTTTGCTTCGTCAGCAAAATCAATTAGCCTTTTTACAACTTAATGCAACACAACGCGCACAAATAAACTTAGATGAGTTTGGTCGTACTGTAGCTGAAGACGACAGAGTACTAGAAGCACATATTAAACAAGTTGAACTGACTAATCAACGTATAGCTGCGATGCGCGGTGCATTTGATAATGCAACGATGGGCGCAAAAAGTCTTTTCAACGCATTGACTGAAGCTAGCGGCGGAGTTGCAAAGTATAAAGGTGTACTAGATGGAATTGGTGGTGTCTTTGATAGTCTCATAAAAGGATTTGGACCTAGCAATCAAGCATTTAACTTAGGACTTCAAGCAGCAGCCAAAGCTTTATTTGGTCTGTCTGGATTAGTACTAGAGCAAACTCAGTACATGATAAAGTCTATGGACACCGTTGCTGGAATGGGTGTCACTAGTAGTATCACATCAAATCAGTTAAGATTATTAGGTGAAAAAGCTGGTTATAGTTGGACTAATTTAGAAAAGTTTGCAGCAATTACTGCTAAAGCAGGTAGAGACTTATTAGTATTTGGTGGCTCTACAGCAGCCGGTGTAGCTGCATTTACAAGATTTACAGCGATAGGAGATGATCAATACAAGAAGTATAGAGCATTAGGATTTGAACAAGAACAAGTCACAGAACTAATGCGCGATTTAGTAAGTGTTCAAATTAGGAGCGGTGGTGCAACAGGTCGTGGTGCCAACGCTATGGACAGATTACAAGGCTCTACACTAAAATTAATTGATAATATGTTAGCTTTGGCTAATATAACTGGATTAAGTGTAGAAGAGCAAAAGAAAGGACTTGATTACGCTGCACAAAACGCAAATTTACGTGTATTTAGGGCTCAAGAAAATATAAGAGCAAGAGAAATTGAAGCAAGAGGTACACCTGAAGCTATCGCTGAAGCTGCTATAATAAGACAACGCGCTCAGGCAAAACTTGAGATCGGTGGATTGATAACAAGTGAGTTTGGCGAAAAGATAGCCACTGGTTTCTTACAAAGAGCAGCGTCGGAAAGAACAGGAGCGTTGACAGAAGAAAGTGCTCCCTTAGAATTATTATTGAGTAAGCAAGGTGGGTTAACAAAATTTTTAGATGCTATTAACCAAGCTACTACCCAAGAAGATTTAGATAAAGCTAGAAATAATCTACGCGCAGCACTATTAATTTCAACACAGGAAAAAATTCAATCAGCTAGATCGTTGCAGGGTTTAGGAGCCGCGCAGACTGAATACTTAGAAACATTTGGTGTATTTGCTGCTGGTATTGACACTACTGTTGCTAATTTTAATAATAGAACAGAAGAGAGCGTAGAAAAATTAGGTCAAAATTTAAGCAACCAAGTACAAAGCGAAATAGCAAAATTATCAGCATTAACAGATGCGCAAGGTAAATTTGTTGGTAAAGCAAATGATAATATAATGAATGCTGCTGCCGCTATAGCATCTTTTGAACGCTATGCTACATTACAATTAGCAACCATTGTTGCAAGCATGAATCCATTAATAGGAAATAGTGGTAAGGCAGCTGCAAAATTAATAGCTGTTTCAGTAGCAGCCGGTGCAGCAGCAGCGGCATTGACTTATTTTGCATACAAACTCATCAGAACTCCCACTACTCCGGCGCCTGTACCGGGCGCTCCTACTACGGGCGGATCAGGTACTATAGAAAGACGTAGAGATCGTAGAGGCAGAGATTACTATGTAGATACAGCTACCGGACGTAGAGTATCTAGAGAGCAAGGAGAAGCTGCAGAAGCAGCTAGAACCAGAGGTAGATTTAGATTTAGACCGGGTACAGCATTAAGGGGTGTAGGTGGTATTGCAACTTCATTAGCTGCTCCTTATTTGATTGATGCCGTAGGAGGAGAAGGTACAACAGGTGGCGCATTAGCAAATATTGGATTACAAACAGCTGGTATGGCTGCTACTGGTTCAATGTTCGGACCACTTGGTACATTATTTGGCGGTGCATTAGGATTAGGTACAGGATTATATCAAAGCGGTGGTACGTTATTAAACAATTTATTTGGCGGAGGTGGTGGAAGTGGTGGAAATGCTGCATCTGACATAACTGAGCAAGCTGAGGATGCACATGAAGAAAATTTAGAAATGCTTGAAGAGCAATTGGGTCTAGGCAAGGATCAGGTAGATGAGCTACAAAAGTCAGCTAACATAGCATTCTTGCAATTGCAGGAATTGACTAAAATAGGTAATGGGATAACAGAAATAGGTGAAACAGGTTTCGGCGGTGCCGGTGGTGACATTTCTCAGGGGGGTCCAAGGGCAACTACCTATGATGAACAGGGAAGAGGTTTAATTGATCATCTAGGTAATAGAACTCAATTAGGTTTAGAAACAAAAGCCTTAACACAAAGCCAAGAAAGTATGATGAGAGCTGACCCAATTGAAAGAGCGAGAATGGAAAAAGAGTATGCTGAGTATCAGGCAGGCACACGCAAAGCTGAAGACCTATCTAATTTAGATGATTTTGCAAACTTTTACGAACGAACAACAGGACAAAAACTATCCCAACAAGAACTTCTTAGAATGGGAACACCAGACGATCCAAACTTTGTAGCAACACGTAATCAAAGACTTGAGACACTTCGAAAAGGAGCCTTAGATGCTGGTTCAGGCTCTATGGCATATAGATCATATGCGCGAGATTACGGTGATCCTAATATTGAAAGATGGTCAGGTTCATACGCAGCAAATCGTGAGGGAGAACAGTTAGCTGGTGGAGTGCCGCAATATACAGGCGCGGTACGCCCTATGAGTCCTCAGCAATTTCAATATGTTACTACAGATGGTAATCAAGGACAAGGCGTGACCGGTCAAGGTACGTTTGGAGAATTAAAACCAGGGCAAGTAGATTTAACAAATGTCACATCAAAGAGCGGTGCTTCTGCAAGTGTTGATAAAAAATTTCAAAGACAATTTCAAGGTTTAATTGATGAACTTGAACAATCAGGATATAAAATTTCTAGAATTGACGGATACAATAATCGTAAGATAGCAGGTAGTAACCAGTGGAGTAGTCACGCTTACGGTGCTGCTATTGATATAAATCCATTACAAAACATGCCCGGACAAGCCGGAGATTTACCTTTTAATGCTGGTCAAATCGCATCAAAATATGGGTTAGGATGGGGAGCAACATTTAGAAGCAATCCAGACCCTATGCACTTTAGTGCAACAGCCAGAGAAGGAGGAAGTTTTCAAGCACGTTATGGGGCAATGTTAGAAGGTCCAATGTCTGGATATAATCCTAACATAACTTTTCATGGTAATGAAATTATAAGTCCTGCTCCTAGAGACAGCATATTACAAAAATACTTTACCGAAACAGCAACCGAAGGCAATAGGCCATTAGCCCAGGCAGATATTGAAGGTTTAATGAATACGCAAAATAACACATTTAGAGAATTAATAAGAATACAAAATGAACAATATAATAAACAACAGACTGTGGTCGACAAATTGCAAACTATAGCAGAAACATTGCAAAGTAGTCAAAGTACACAAAGTGAGATTTTGAGATATACTAGGTCTTAATCATAAATATTCTTACTCATAGAATTAAACCATGCCCTATAAAAGAAAATTTTTAAACAAATCTGGTTTTACTAGTCCTATCTCAGGTGCTAATAGCAATGCCGGAGCTTGGAACGGAATGACCGGCAATCAATCAGATAGTTGGAACAATACAGATTTTGGGTATAAAAATTATATGAGTAGACTTCCAGAAGTTTACACAGGACACCCAAACAGAATTGAACGATATAATCAATATGAGATGATGGATGTTGACGCTGAAATCAATGCTTGCTTAGATATTATTGCAGAATTCAGCACACAAAAAAATCAACATAATAAAACTCCATTTCAATTTGAATTTAAAGATGACCCGACTACACACGAAGTAAAAATCTTAACTACACAGTTACAGCAATGGTGTAAATTAAACGAATTCGATCAAAGAGTTTTTAAGATATTTCGTAACGTAATAAAGTACGGAGATCAAGTATTTGTACGCGACCCAGAAAACTTTAAGTTATATTGGGCCGATATGGTTAAAGTTATCAAAGTTATTGTTAACGAAAGTGAAGGT